GACAATTATGTAAACGCACTAGTTATAATACAATAGGTGGCGTACATAAAAATGGAGGAACTTCTTTTCGTAAAAATTACGCTGGTTTAGGATTTACTTACGATCCAATTAGAGACGCATTTATAGCACCCAAACCATATCCGAGTTGGATATTAAACGAAGAAACTTGTATATGGGAAGCTCCTGTTCCATATCCAAATGACAATCAATTGTATAGTTGGGATGAAACTACAAAATCGTGGTTACTATCAACAAATTAATACTATTTATTATATATGATAAAATTGAAGTCCATTGTTAAAGAAATCTTTGACGCAAATTTATTGGAAAATAATGTTGAAATAACAATATATTGCGACATGGACGGAGTACTATGTGACTTTGAAAAACAATTTGAAAAATTAACAAGTACACCACCAAAAGAATTTGAAGCATCCAATGGAACAAAAGAATTTTGGAATGTAATTTTACAAGAAGGCGAAAAATTCTGGTCAACAATGGATACAATGCCAGAATTTGATTATTTTAAAACAGAATTAACCACTATTGCAACAGATGGTAGATTCAAATTGAAGTTTTTAACCAGTACAAGTGCTGGACAAATATTGAAAAATTATCCCCGTCAAGAAGCAGTAGATTATATTAAAAATATAGAATCAGGTAAAAGAACATGGTTAAGAACACATTGGTCTGGACCAATTTCTATAATTTTTAGCGATTCTGGCAAAAGTAAAGCCAAACACGCAACTGCAAATAGTATCTTAATAGACGATTTATCGCCAAATATAGAATCATTTATTGCTTCTGGCGGTAATGGTATCATTTTCACAGACGCACATCAAGCCATAGATGAACTAAAGGCTAAAATAAAAATATGAAGGTTAGAATTTACAACGATATATTAAATCCAGCTATCTGGGATAATAATAAACTTAACCCAGAAATTAAAGAAAAGCTACTGCAAATAGGCAAAGATTTCTATGCGGATACAGAAACTGATGCGCCTTTGAAAGATATATTGTTTGTGGGTAGTTTAGCAAATTATAATTGGTCAGATACAAGTGACTTTGATGTGCATGTAGTAATAGATTTCAAAGAGGTTGATGAAAATGTAGAGCTTGTTGAAAAATTAGTAAATGCTCTTAAATCAAAATGGAACGATGAACATGATATTCATCTCAAAGGACACAATGTTGAAGTTTATATTCAAGATGTAAACAAAGAAAATAGATCTACCGGAGTATATTCCTTAATGCAAGATAAATGGTTAAGTGAACCGCAAAAAGAAAATATTGAAATTGATAAAGAAAAAATTCAAGAAAAATATAATGATTTTGTCAGAAAAATTAATTCTGCGCTTAAAGCGCAAGATATTGATAAGCTTAAATCAATAGTTAAAGATGTTTATGATATGCGCCAAGCAGGTTTAGATAAATCAGGAGAATTAAGCACTGAAAACTTAGTATTTAAAATCTTAAGAAACAGGAATTATATAGAAAAACTAAAACAGGAAATTATAAACCTGTACGATAAAAAACAAAGTTTAAACAATTAAAAGCGCATCAAGCGCAATGCATAAGCAAATTATACAAAGTCTGTAAGTCCTGTCAAGATTTTATAGTGAAATAGTTAAAAAATATTTTCCGTGACCACAATCCCAAATTCTATCATAACCATTATTTTTCATATTTTCCCATTCGCTAAGCGAATGGTTGTATATTTTTAATAATTTTTCTAATTTATGTTTTTGGAAACTCATGCGGTGTCTAATATCTTTATAATTATTAATTAGATAATGATAATTAGGAGGTGTATGACTTACGAATTTGAATCCTAAAGTTTCATAAATTTTGCCGGTAAAATATCTTCTATCACTATAACTGACAATATTTTTTGGATTATAATGTTTTATAAAATGTTTTAATAATTTACTTGCGCCGCCATTAACTATAGTATTAATTTTATTGCAAAATCTTACCAATTCCCATTCACTTGTTTTATCAAACCGTGAAGTTTTTCTAAAAGTCATAATGCTTACTAAATCATCTTTTAGATACATTCCCAATTTGATTGTGGATTTGTCTTCGCCTTGCAAATGATTATCATTTAGAAATTTATTTTTATCACATTCATTTACTTCTTTGATTTTACATTCTCTTGCATTAATTTTAACAAGATTATTTGTTTTTGTTAATATTTTGATTATTGATTTAACAATCTCCGTTTTGTTAATCCATTCATTTTCAAATATATGAATCAATGAAATGCCATAAAAACTACAAGACTTTGTTTTGTTTAGGTGATAATTTTTATTGATACCTCCACCATTTTCACTGTGCCAGTATAATCCATTAATTTCAAACGCAAGGTTTAGATTTGGTATATAAAAATCCAGTTCTTTTCCATTTAATATGGTTCTATCATTTCGTTTAATGACTGTATCTTTCGGTAAAATTTCTTGTAGAAAATTATAAAATTGATTTTCAACTGTAGTGATTTTCTCTGGGTGACAATAATCGCAGAATAGATTGTTTAAATTATAAACTGTACTTTCGAGTGTTTTATCACATACATCACATTTAAATTTATAAATATTACTAAAGTGGTAACCTTTATAATCCACTTCATCACACAGAAATTGTAACTTGTTACTATTACAGTAATTAATTAGGAACTCATAGTGGTTTGATTTCTTAGTATGTGATCGTTTATCAATCACGGATTTGATCTTAGCTGCATTATCTACTCCGTATCTATCCATCATAGTAGATTTAGTTTGTTCTACATTAGAATAATTCTCATCCCCATACTTTTCTAACATTGTTTTTTTAACTTTATTTCTATATTCTGGAAGTTTACTGTAACTATCCACGCCATATTTTTCAAGAATTGCAGATTTAAAGTTGGATTTTACCACATCCGTAGTCATTGGATGTCCACCATATTTTTCGTCAAATGTCTTTTTTTGTCCGTCAATTATCTTTTGTTTTGTAGAACCATCACTATTGCTACACTTCTTATTACAAAACACTTTGGGTTTACTTACCCTACATTCAAACACATTATTACAAAATTTGCAATGTATAGTCAACCAATTTTTTAAATTTTTAGATCTGGACATAATTAGTCTTTGGTTCGTATGCAGTATAACTATTTAAAAATTAACTATAAAAATCAAAAATATATTCTTTTATTTATATTTATAATAAACAACAAATAAGGATTTAAAATTATGGCAGATCTATTAAACAGCAACGAAATATTCTTTACTACATTTGAACCAAAAGTTAAGAATAGGTTTCTATTATATTGTGACGGTATCCCAAGTTTCTTAATTAAGAAATGCAAGAGACCATCACCAAAAAGCGAAAAGAAGACACTTGACCACATCAATGTCCAACGATACTATAAAGGCAAAACAACTTGGGATGATATAACAATTGAACTATATGATCCAATCGTACCATCTGGTGCGCAAGCAGTTATGGAGTGGATTCGTCTTGGGCACGAATCTGTTACTGGGCGTGATGGTTATAGTGATTTTTATAAGAAAGATTTGACTATCAATGTTCTTGGACCTGTTGGTGATAAAGTAGAAGAATGGACACTTAAAGGTGCGTTTATCACTAGTGCAGATTTCGGTGAATTGGATTGGTCTGACAGTGGTGAAGCTATGACAATTGGTTTAACTTTAAGCGTAGATTATTGTATTTTACAATATTGATTCAAATTATATTCTTTTTATCCCTCTAACTAAAATTAGAGGGATTTTTTATTTTATACAAGGATATTTATTGTATATGAAGAAACATGTAGCATTTGCATTTGGTAGATTCAATCCTCCTACGGTAGGACATAAAAAGTTAATTGATACTGTAGTTGACGCATCAGATGGTGGTGATTTTTATATTTTTACAAGTCAATCCCAGGATCCTGATAAAAATCCATTGGATTATCAAACCAAGGTCAATTTTTTAAAGAAACTATTTGCTGATATACAAGATAAAATTGTATATGATGTATCAATTAAAAATGTTTTACAAGCCGCAGATAAATTAAAGGCAAATGGTTATACTGATGCAACCTTTGTATGTGGTAGTGATAGAGTTCCAGAATTTACTAAACTATTGAACACATGGAATGGTATGGATAAAACACCTAGATTTGGTGTTTTAAATATCATTAGTAGTGGTGAAAGAGAAGATGGTATGGAAGGAGTGGGAGGAGTTAGTGCTAGTATGGCAAGAGAATTTGTAAAGAATAACGATTTTGAATCATTTAAGGGTACTGTTCCAAATAATCCACAATTAGCAAAAGAATTATTTGATGCGGTTAAACAAGGTATGGCAACATCCAAAAAAAAGATAAAGGAATGTATTATACAACTTATCAATGAAATATTGAATGAAGATGAATCTGATGTTAAACAAGCAGTTAAAAAAACTAATGATGCTTTACTCGCACAAAGAAAAATAGAATTATCATCTGCAAAAGATAAAGAAAAAGAAGTAAGTGCAAGACAAAGAATGGCATCTTCACCTGAAGAAAAAAAGAAAGTGGATGACGAATTGAAAACCGCAAAAGAAACTGTAAAATCAAAAACAGATTTATTGAAAGCAGCACAACAACAATCTCAATCGTCTTAAATTAAATAAAATAAAAATTATAACTTTATACTATATATTGGTATACTGAAAGTTATAATTTATGGACGACTATACAATTCCTATTACAAAACCAGCTAGTCAATTTGCTGGAAATAGTTCTCAACAAAAACAAGAAACAACTTAT